ATCCTCCTTAGAATTTTATCAGCATCTAAATTTCGATTAGCATGTCTTTGTAAAATAAATTCATGATTACCAGTAGTCAAAGAACCAAGACCAACTTGTACCGTGCTCGCAGAACCGATCTGACTTCTTGAATTATATAATGCGATTCTTGTTATTTGTGAACCTGCAGGTTCTGGTTGTGGATCAACAAAATAAACTCTTCCAGATGATAATCCTACAATATCTTCAACATCACCTTTATATACAATTGCATCACCTTGTATAAGTTTTATATCTTTGTTTGTTGGGGGAACAAACTGAATAAAACTAAACAAATTAGTCAATGGATTTTGTCCATCAAAGTTTGCTGTAACTCCTGCTCCTACAATACTTTCTTTTGTAGTTTGTAAATCTATGTCATAACTTGGTAGAGAATTAGATGCTACATATCCATCAACACTCGAATCAGTGTAAACATTAAGAACATCAGATATTAAAGTTTCATTTCCACCATTTATAGGAATTGCTATACTATTCGCTCTTTCAATAACTCTTCGTATATCATATGTTTCGTTTGATTGGAAAGGGGAAGATAAGTTTAGAGATGAAGCAGTAATCTGATTTAGATTTATATCAACACTACCAACCACAAATTCACCAATAATTACTTGTTCGTTTCTTTTTAACACCTCAAACAAATCACCCTTCTTCAATGATGACTTATCAATCGGTGTTTTTAATATAAATGTTGGGGTTCCTGTCCACTCAACTTGAAATCTTGAACTTGTATTATATTTCCAAGAATTTGCAAAAATTTCTTTATAACTTAAATTATTATTATCTATCTTTTCACCAACATTTTTCACAAATATATTTTCACCTTCATTAACCAAATTAACATCTGATATAGGAACTAATTCAGATAATACACCAGTTATTCTTAAATCAACTCTCTTTGATAAGTCTCCATTTTCATATCCAAAGATAGTTTCGTTTGCTCTTATGTCATCTGCAGTATTGATACCAACATTAATTCCTGTACATCCGAAAAATTGATTTATTGATTTTGATGTATAATCAATTGTATTATTTCCACTTATGATTGTGCCAGTTGTTCCAAATCCTACTGTTGAGTCAACAGAAATAACATTCGCATTTATTTGTGATTCACTAAGTGCCTTTGTTTTACCAGGTATTGTAAATATACCTTGAATTAAATCTCTATCATTATAACCTACAAATAATGATAATTTGTAATATGTTTTTCCATCTCTTGAAAATATCTCAACTTCAGATACTGAAGCACTAGTATTTAAGTCATTTGACTTAAATATAGTTTGACCAACTAAATTTTGTGGTTCTCCAGTTGATACAACATCTGCAACCACCACCTCTCTACGAATAAACTCCGAACTTGATGGTTTAATGAGATTATTTTCTAAGTCTAATATTTTTGCATCAACTCCATATAATACCTTAAAAAGAATTCTTATTGATTCCTCAATACCCTTTGACTGATAAAAGGAACGAGCAAACTTAACAAAGTTACCAACATCTAAATTTTCAGTAAAATCATTATTTTCTAAACCAGGTAAGAATGTTTTCTTCATCTTCCTGTAGAATTCCTGCACGAATAATACTGAAAGATTAGTTACAGATGAACCAGTAGTATGAGATGCTGCAGATGTTTTCTCAAAAGAAAGAGTTTCTTTATTTACATCTAGTAATGATGAGGATACTCCTACGTTATAACCTGTAATTCCACTAAATCCACGAATACAACCAGTAAATGTTGTTGAAGTGATTCCTGTGTAAGATATTATTTCATCATTAATCTTTAATAAACCATACTCACTTGGAAAACCTTTCGTGCTAGGAACGGTAATGGTGGTATCTGTAGTTGATATTGAAGTAGAAATACTTGTCACTCCAACAACAACTTCTGGAACAAGATTATCTACCTTTAGATATTGATCAAAATTACTGATTAAATCAGTTGAACCTCCCTGAAATTCTTGAGAGATATAGTATTGCTTAAAAAATTCTGTAGCATTTGGAAAATCAGCAAGTATAAACTCAGGTAACTGATTCTCAATAATAGTATTGACCTTTATTCTTTTGTCAAATTGTGACATAAATTATTTCCTCTCTAAAACTCCATTTGAGTAACTTGAGGTAAAGTAATCTCTTGTGAAAACAACACCTGAAACATCTTCTCCTGATGCAATTACGTCCTTCACCATATTTATGGAGGTATTAGAAACATCAAAACTGACAAATAAATCCTTTAATCCAATAACATCATTTGACTCAGGATATGCCTGAACCTCAATGATATTGTTTTTAGTAACAGTTGATGCAATATTAATCGTATTTAATATTACTTCTCCTTTTTTGTAATCAACACCACCTGCATCTTTAATTAAAACGACCTGTTGATTCTTATTATTTTTTGTTACGATACTAATTGTCCCTTTCATACTTCCATCTAAATTACCTGCAGCATCTTTATTTGGAACGTCGGTGAGATATGCGATACTTGTACTTCCAGTTAATGTAAATCCACTACTTTTAATATTGTATCCTGCTGGATTTATATAAAAACGATTACCAAAACACAATTCATATTGTGCAAATTGGTTTAGAAGAGCTTTTAAGTCTCTCCTTATAATCACTTTTGTAATATTAGAGGTAATTCCATTATCAACTCTATCAATTAATTGATTTATTTTACTATACTTAAATCTTCCACCAAATTTGTTTATCTCTATGTTGTCAGCATATAATTTAAGTGCACTTAATATGTTAGTCCTTAAATTAATTTCAGATGGAATTTGTGATGGATTATAATAAACATAAGAATCAAGTTCTACATATAGTATTTTTAAGTCAACTATTTCTGAATTAATACCAGCGATAGCGTAACTCTTTAATTTATTTTTAATTTGCGTTTTGTCAAAATCAGATACAAATGTACCATTTTTTGGTTTTATACTTATTTGCACTTTACCAAACTGAGGTGGATCTAACTCTTCACCTCCAACAACTGCGACAGATTCTGTCTGTGGGAATATTGTTGATATTATTGCTTCATAGTCTCTTGGTGTAACTGCTCTATACTGTGCTGAGTAAAGTCTTGGAGCAAAATACTTAATAGATGACACATCTTCAACATCTGACCCGTTTGATGCGTTTGTGACGGTGGTTATGTTTACACTGTCTGAAGGTGTAAAGAATGTCCCATCATCTTTAGTAAAAGTGCCTTGAAAACTAAAGTTAGAAGGACCATTACCATCTAATCCTTCAGTCACGATATAAGTTGCTGTAACAATTTGATTATTTTCAAGTTGCTTACCAAAAAGACCATCACCAAACAATATTTCGTACTTTTCATCTTGAACTTCTTGTGTTAAGTAGATTTCAGATGTTTTACTAAGGTTAAGTATATTATCTACCTGACTATATTTTCTTCCTAAACCCGAATCACCGATTCCTGCAACAAAAACTCTTAAAGTTGATGAATCAATGCTTGGACTGTCAATAATATACCTTTGATCGACTGTTGTATCCACACGATAAACTCTCTGCAGGTAAGTGCCCTCATAGATTGTTATATCATCATCAAACTGTGCAAAAGAATTACCATTTATATCCTTTATTCTTGAACTTGTGATATTATCAGGTAGTGAAAATCTAAAAGTTGTATTTTCAACATTTCCAATGCACACTAGTCCTGAACGCAATGTTATTGCCTTTGGAGTAGCGTCAGTTGTTGCACCTAAGTCTACATCATCTATCTTTATAGTCGCTGTTGCAGCGGTTTTTGAGCGTGGTACATAACCAATATTACGAGCAAGAGAGACAACGTTTTCACGAACTGTAGCAGAGTCTAAAAATGCCTCATTTGCAACTAAATTAGCATTAAATGAGTTAATGTAAGTATTATATGCTAAAGTATCAATCAGAACTGAAAAGTTAGAACCCTCAAAATCAAAATCAGTAAAATTAGAGTTTGATCTTAAAAAATCTTTGATTTGAGCTTTGATATCTTCAAAGTCTAAACTAGTAAATTGAGTAAAGGGCATATTATCTCGTTGGTTCTAAAAGAAAGGTAAATGACTGAGTTGGAACTTCAAGTCCAATGATCTCAAATAAAACTTTAACCTCTAATTCGTTCTGATCTGGGTCTGCTACCACTTCAACCCCGATTTCACCGACTCTTGGTTCAAAGTTTCTGATAGTTTCACGAATTTGATCCTCTATAATGGTTACAGTTGATGCCGAAAAGTTATCAAACAGTGAATCTCTGATATCAGTGCCAATTAAAGAGTTAAAAAACCTCTCAGTGGGAATTGTTTCCACTAAATTCCTTACTGATCTAGTAATTGCACGTTCATTAAGCAGCACAGGAAGGTCTTTTGTCACTGGATGAGGTGAAAAAGACAAACTTATATCCTTAA